GCTGATTTGCTCCAATTCGTAGGAATTGCTATTATTTCAGCTATTTAGAAATCCTAAATAGTAAATTTTACTTCAACTTTTTCCGCGTATCCGGAACTATCCAGCCTATATTTTAGTATCTCAAGACCTACCTATAACATTTTTATTTACAAAATGTTATTTTTGTTTTATAGTATTTTACATGATCGCTATCAAGGTAATAATTCTCTCCGCCATTATATCTGCTTATACCCCTTCAGACGGCGGAGGACTCGGGATTTCGTACTCAGGTCATAAGGTAGTCCCAGGATTCACATGCGCCGTCTCACATGACTTACGCCAACATATAGGGAAAGAAATATACATAAATGGTAAATGGTGGTTCGCGAATGATTTAATGGGACCACAGGCTAAACAAGCAATAGATTTATGTGTAGCCACAGAACATCAAGCAAAACAATTTGGTAAACAAAGACATACAATTCATATAGAACAGTAACTTAAAAAGGCGGCCACCATGGATAATGAAGTAATAGAAATGGAAACATTTTCCAGGTTTAATCAAAAACATATGAACCTACTAAAAGGTTTGTATTTTGCCTGGTATGGACCAAAGGCTGCAAAAGCTGTACTTGCTGAAATGCATATTAAAGTCGCTATAACATACATAGCGCAGATGTATCGTAGTTTCCGTGTTGCGCAATTACCGCGGTACAACCGCCTGGCTATTCTTAAGCAATTCCATAACCTACCTTTATACCCACAAATTGATCCGATTCTTCGTGACGAACTTTTTCAAGACTGTGGGAAGTAGATATGAAAGATCCATGTATACTACCTCAAGAAATAAAAGATTTACCACACTGGACTGCGCACACAAATAAAAGACCAACAATATCTCCTGATAACTGGGCTCATGGCAAAAGATATGAACAAATAATTCAGGAAACAAGTCAATACGGCATTCTCGTTGCGCCGAGCGAGGTATCACCGTATTTATTCATCGACATAGATTACCCAGATAACGCTGGTGAAATGGGCTATCCTTCTAAAAAGGAAGTCATGGCCAAACTCACCCACGTAGAATGGGGCAGTGATGAACATCTCAAATTAATAGCACCTACCTTAGCAAGCATAAGCGGTACAGCATTAGCGGACCTGATAACCAAGACATACACAGAGTTTTCTCCGAGTGGTACAGGTCTACATCTTATTATCCGGTCACGCGATAAAGGTAAATTTAGAAAAGCCTATAAGAAGTCAACTGTTTTTAAGGGACAAATTGACTTTAAGAACCAATTTATGACTATCACAGAGCGAGGCTATCCTGGCGGTGTGTCAGAGATAGCCGAAGTCCCTTTAATGGCATTAAGCGACGCATTTGGTTTTAAGGCAAAGACACAAGAAATTGAAATACCGCAAGTCAATAGTGAAGAAGGAATCGACGTAGGAGCTGAAGCAGCTGTAGAATTTAATGGAGATATGATCAAGCTGCCGGCTCCAGCTTTAATACTCAAAGCCATGCAAGTCATTCCCATTAACCAAAATAAGCGAATTAAGTACATATGGGAAGAACTGACACAACGACAATATGAGCACTATGATTTTTGGTTATCAATAGGAATGGCATTACATGACTATGGTAACCTGGCTAAAGTACCAAGTAAGATGTATCTTACCTTTCTCCAGTGGTCAGCGCAAGATGAAGTAAGCTATACTGGAGAAGAAGATGTAGAAGAGAAATGGAAGTCATTTGGTCAAGGACCACGAGACGAGAATATAACGTGGCGTACTATATTAAAACTGGCTAATAAATGCGAGTTTAATTACCCACGACCGAAGATAAACGCTAAAGGGCAGAATACAGGTTTGCCGCTTACAAATGAGTATGTCAACTTTGAATATCTCTTAAACTTCTATGATATAAAACTACATGAAGACGATGCTTTTTATGTAAGTGGCGACCCAGATATATGTGAAAAATACTTCATGGCCCATGGCACAGAATGCCTGTTTAATATGTATTATGGACCTTTATCTATTCAAGATTTAACTGCTGCAACTACAAGGCTGTGCCAAGATTCAAAATGGCGCGGACTTACGACTACTAGCCATTTAATAAGCACATGGATAACCAGACCACGTATTAATATAGACTTATTCAAGAAATGGCTTGACACACCATTTGACAAATTACCTGAAAATCTGCAATATGCTATGACGCCTCGGGGACGTGTTCATTTGTCTGAGTTTAACCACCAATCTACTCTTGACTACGTATTTAGGGCGCTTAATGTGGCATATACCAATGACAGAGAAAGGGAGTTGGCGAGGCGAATGCTGAAGAAAACTCTAATGCAGATGATAAAATTTCGTGAAGAACTAGATTTACCTTTTACAGATAATGGTGGTATGCTAATTCTCTTGGGTGCTGAGAACACTTACAAATCTACCTTCTTTAAGATGCTGTTACCTCGGCCACTTGACCGTCTACGTAAAGTAGTAAATATGCAAATTCAAAGTGAAAAAACAGTACGAGATTTTATTCGTAACTTAAGTACTCGTACAATAGTACAGATAGACGAATTTGAAGGATTAATGGACCAGGCCAAACAAGGCTCGTTATTTAAGAATATCATATCAAATGATTCTACTAGCTTTGTTGACATTTATCAGACACATGAGAATGAGGCTAAACGGCGAGCCATTATTGTGGCTACGTCAAATGAAACCAAGCAAGTCATTTCAGATAATGGCTCTCGACGCATGTGGTTTATCAAAGTCAATAAGATAGACACAGAAGCTCTGCTGTACATCAACCTGCATAAGCTGTATAATGACTTACGAATAGAGTTCCGTATTGAGTACAGAAAAGGTAATATGCCATGGTTAATGTCGCAGGATGAAATTGACCAGTTATATATCATGAATGAAAGTGTGGCAGCTAAGACAGACTTAGGGCTATGGCTAGAAGAGATATGGCCTACTACATCACCGATGCCGCCTGACTATCTGGATAGTATAACCAATGTGCAAAATGACAAAAGCGGAAAGCTATACACCAGCCGAGATGTAATGCGTATGCTGGAATTTAGAGGTGCGCCACTTGGTATACTGAAACTGTCTTCTCTTGAGCACGCATTAGAACGGCATTGTGGCGGATGGACATATACTAAGCAAGTAGATAAGCTATGGTATAAGCCAAAGGGGCTCATTCATAAAGGACGTATAATGCAAGGACAAATGCCAAATGGCAAGTATAAATACGCCAAATGGATAATGCCTCCATTATCAGAAGTGGTTTCTGAAAAAGATGATTAACTTCAGGTAAAAATTTTATTTACAAAGTATCGCGGTTGTAGTATATTATATGTATATAGAAACAGGAGGCACTCATGGAAAAATATTGTAGCGACTGCACGCGATACGATCGGCTAGTGGGCACATATCTGCGAGGACTATGCAGGCGGTTTAATAAGGAGGTCAAGTATCTAACTCCTGCATGCGAATTCTTTCGTCCTACGGATGAATGGCTTGAGGAAGAGAAAAATGAAAACAGCGGGCCTGATAACCTTTAACTATGGAGGTGATTATGGACAATTTATCAGAAGATCAAGTCAAAGATGTCAGGTATTTTCTTCGGGAAAGCGCCGCCTTTACAAGAGAACTTGAGCGCCTTACTGAGAGATGCGACGCAATGTATAATACAAGCCAAAGCTTGAAACGTATGAATATGGAGCAAACAAAACGCTACGAACAACTGCAGATCATGGTTAAGTCACTGGAAGAAACAATACTCGACAAGCACCGCGCTGTTTTGGCTGAAATAGGCCATTGCCATGGTATGTTTACCGACCTCGAAACCAGAATACGGTCAATGCAGCGTCAGCAAGAAGAGCAAGAAGAGCAGCAAATGCCATCTGCACCGGACGTTGACTCTGTTTATGGAAACAAGTCATACATTTTCTTTTTGGCCTTTGGAGGATCATCTGGTTTCTTAAACAAAGTTCTTATCGGTAAGGGCCGATCATCTTCGTCTCCTGGTGCAGCATTTCTCAACATGATGATGCAAAAAGAACGCAAAATTGCTTTTCAAAACATATGCCAGTACAACAAGATTTACAGACCTGAAGAACCACCGCGGGTGTTTTTCTACTACCCCAATCCAAAAATTCCCACTGACCTGATTACAGGGCCTATCCCATACGGCCTCATAGAGTCAGTGCTAAAAGACAAGGACTAAAACATGAACATGGTCAATGAAATGTTTGTATGCTGCGCTGAATGTGGTATGCATCTTACAATAAAAAAATGTAGAACAGGATGTAGCGCAGATGACAGGTAATCCACTGATAGTTTTTTACGTGGAGCCTTGTATGCGTTGTACTGCCGAAGCAGCAAGAGAAAACTATAACCGGGGAAAAGCGGAGCAAGACAATGCTGGATAAACCAAAAGTTCAAGAGGGCTATGCACGAGTTCGTCTGGCCATAGCTATCACTACTGACGGCTCTGTTTTTACATGTACCATACCAAATGAAGTTGAAAACGTGGCAAAATGGATGTGCGATAAGTTTTCGCATACTCCTCCGGGCACCAGTTTTTACCCGGTGGAAACCTACATAAAAATTCCGGTAAAAGGAAGTATCTATGCTAATTAAAATCTTAGCCATAGGGATAATATTTATACTCGTACTATGGCTTTTATGCATGGATAAGGAGTAGCAATGGACAGTTTATGTTCGGCAGTTGCGGCTGTGGTGGTGATTGTCATTTTCTTGCTAGTAATCTTTAACGCTTTATTTAATGGAGGACTTTTATGAATCATTCTAAGTACAGTCCGTCTCGCTTGGAACGTATTTTGCGCTGCCCAGGTAGTGTAGCATTATGTGAGACTGTTCCAAAACTCCCTACGTCGTCATTTGCGGCTGAAGGTACACTACTGCATTCTTACACGCAACAAGTACTAGAAACCTGGCCTGAACCTGTAACTATTGAGTATGCACAAGAAGAACATCTTTACCTGGTTAAGGATGTTGTAAACTATGTTCAAGCGGAAATCGATTTTATGCATCCTGGAACAAATAGGTATCAAGAACAGTCTGTGGTACTTAAAGACTTTCCAAATGTGTACGGTACCTTGGATTTTGGTGTTGAAACTCCTACTGAAATCCATGTGATTGATTTCAAATTTGGTCAAGGGGTTTTTGTTGACGCCTATAATAATTCACAGCTGCTGGCTTACTTAGTAGGATTCATTGACTTACTTTACCCGCAAGCCGGCTATAAAGCCGCTGAAGAAAAATCCTGGTTTGTGCATATTGCGCAGCCTAGGCTCAGCAACTATGCAAAAGTTCAAGTTTTTCCGCAAGACTTAACCACATTTTTTGCTCGTCTGGACCAAAGTCTTAGGATGGCTGAAAGTGACAACCCGCCTATTGTGCCTGGTGAAGTTCAATGCCGATGGTGCGATGCCGGCGGCATATGCCGCGCTCGCCTTGACCAGCTGGCTTTGATACAACAGAGTGCTTTATTGGCTTTTGCAGACATGCAAGAAAATCGTGCTACTTCTGAGCAGATTATAGCATTGCTCGAGCAGCAAGATGAAGTTAAGCAGGCATTTAAGGCAATGGAGAAGTATGTATTTTTAGAACTGGCCAAGGGACAACCTGTTCCTGGTTTTAAGCTGGTTCGTGGCCGTAGTAACAGAGCGTGGCATCCAGCCACAACAGTGGAATCTCTTATCGAGGAATTTCCATGCCTCGAAGATGTAGCAGATTCTCTTCTCACGGTGCCTGCGCTTCGTGGACCAGCACAAATTGAAAAACTGCTGCCGCGTAAAGAACGTACAAAGCTTGAGAAGTTTATAGTCAAGCCAGAAGGCGCTCTTACACTGGCCAAAAGCAGTAGTCCTAAGGCGGCAGTTAATGTAACTGATCCACAAGAAGCTTTCAAGGACTTTACTGACAATCCAGAGTAAAATTGGAATAATTTTTATTTACAAAAGTAATACTTTAGCTTATATTAATATCTACAAAGGTGAGCAACTGTAGTTAACTTTAACACAAGGAGATTAATTATGTCCCAGGGAAATGTTGCCAAGAACAAGCAGACCCTCATCCTCGAATGTATCCGTGCCGGTGGCGCTACTCGCGCCTCTCTGATGACTGCGGCTGATGTCAACAAAGCCGGTCTTGCCAGCCAGCTGGCGTACTTGAACGCTCGTGGCCTGGCCATGGCGGAAGTCGATCCGACTCGCGCCGAGTTTCCGATGACCAACGATGACGGCGTGTTTTTCATGGGCACCCTGGAGCAGTACAATGCCAAGCGCCGTGCGTTCGGTACCACGGCCAAGCCCAAGACTCCCGCCGAGATCCTCGAGAATGCCCAGAAGCGTGAAGACCGCGCCAGTACGGCCTACTCCAAGGCCGAGGAGAAGTCCAAGGAAAGCCCGGATGACGTTATTCTCAAGAAGGTCCTGGAAATCCGCAAGGCCGAAATGGAGCTCGCGAGCATGAAGCTGGCGCGGGTGCAGGCCGGTGACTACTCGTACGAAAACGTCATTCTGGCCACCGGCGCCGATGCCACGGCCGCCCCGGCCACGACCGAAGCCGAGGATGCGGTCGAGGGAAAAGCGAAGAAGAAGGTCATGCTGTAATTCATGGCCACCGACAAAGAGTGCCGCCCTCAGCTGGGGGCGGCACTTGATGAAGCCAAACAGCTAATCTGCGGCGACCGCAGAGATGACTATGGAAACGTGGAAGACAGTTTTGCAGATGTGGCAACTATGTGGTCAGTTCTGTTTGGTATTGAAATTCAGTCAGACCAAGTAGCTCTTGCCATGATTCTGCTTAAAGTCTGTCGGGAAAAAGTTCGGCGAAAACATGACAACCGCGTGGATATAGCTGGATACGCAGCACTGGCTGACGTTTTGGAAGACTAGCTAACGCGGCACATCAGTGCCGCGTTTACGTAAAGCTCTAAATATTAGGGCTTTACGTAAGCGCAAGGAGGCTAGCATGGTAAAGTTGCTACCGTATGATCCACGTGTCGACGTGATATGGAGTACACCCAACCCTACAGCGGTAGTAACTGAAGCAGCAAACTCAACACAGAAAGGTATATTCACTGGTGAAGTAAAACCTAGTGAGGCCTTAATTAAATTTTTATATGAAGCGCAGCATGGCTCACCATTAGAACATGCTGTTATTTGTTTTCGTATTTCTCAAATTTCTCGTGCATGTGCAGATCAGCTTCGTACCCATCGTATTTCAAGTCCTACCATGAGTAGTACTCACTACCAAGATCACAGAGACGTACCACATAGAGTAGCTTTGGAACTCATTGGTGAGGCAGAAGAAACAGTTTCACATACTATGGAAACATATACAGCGCTTATTGATAAAGGAATGGATAAAGCCCATGTTCGTCAAATTCTACCATTATCCATTGAAGTCAGATATATGTTAACTATCAATGCTCGCAGCCTGGCGCACTTGATAACACTTCGTAAATGCTATCGCAATACAATAGAAACTATTTTAGTTGCTAGAAAGCTGCATTTTGCTGCTCTTACATGGTTCCCTGCTCTTTTTAAGCATGTTAATAGACCATGTGAATGCGAAATGCAGTGCCATGAAGGTAAGATGAGATGCAACTACCATAAAATGCACAATGAGGTGGCGAAATATGTGTAAGCGCCCGACATTAGCAGAATGGTGTATGAAGGTAGCCAATACTGTAGCAGAACGCAGTACATGCTTGCATAAGCAAGTGGGCTGCATTTTAGTTACTAAAGAAGGAATTATTTTATCAACTGGATATAACGGCCCACCGAAAAATGTTCCTCATTGTACCACATGCATCGTTCAAGAAACAGGTAATAAAGGGTTATGTCCTGCTGTTCACGCAGAGCAGAATGCTATGCTGTACGCAGATCCAGCCAAGATATATGCTTGCTACTGTACATTAGAGCCCTGTATACATTGCACAAAGCTTTTAATGAATACAACTTGCAAACTTGTAGTATTTCAGCAAAAAACTGGAGATCAAAATTCGGGGCGTGCTCTATGGGTGGAGTACCATGATCCTTCAACTTGGAGACACCGTGTGTATCTATAGGAGGAATACATGAGTCAAGATGCTTTTAACGCCATTTTTAACGCAATAGAGGCATATCATAAGGATCTTGGATATCCGCAAGCACAGTTGCATAAAACTATGCGAATGGCTGTACACCGTGATCTGTGCTTAGCTCTGCACGCGGAAGTGGCAGAACTTCTCGACGCAGCTCCATGGAAACCTTGGCGTCCTGAAGATTACAAACCCATGGACTATGATAACCTGCGTGAAGAACTTATAGATGTATTATTTTTTCTTGGAAGTGTGTGCGAGCTGTGGGGTTTGTCGCCTACACATCTTGCTATCACTTTTGAGAAGAAGCTCGAAGAGAATAAACGTCGCATTCTCGCCGGGTACAATAAACCACGCGACGACATGTGAACCAGTGAATGGTGACACAGGAGGATGTATGATTCTTGGAACAAAAGCTACCCCAGTCCGTTTTTCTTTTGTCCAGGTATGGGAACCCAAAGCCATGGAGGATAACCAGCCTCCCAAATTCAGCGTGCAAGTTATCATTCCCAAGTCTTGCACTGAAATGGTGGAACAAGTCAGAGCAGCAATTACCAAAGCGACAGGCTTGGGTATTAAAAAAGGCCTGTTCAACAAGGCTATGACCCTGAACAAAGATTTTCGTCAGCCATTGCGAGACGGAGATCAAGAAGCAGCAGAAGCCGAGGATGGCAAGCGGGACTATTTGAAGGGCTGCTTTTTCTTCAATGCTTCAGCACCCATGGATAGGCCTCCTGCTGTCGTCGACCGCTTCGCGAAGCCCATCATCCGCCGTGATGATTTTTACAGCGGTTGCTTTGGCATTATCGACGTAAACTTCTTTCCTTTCAAGTTTGGCAAAGGTGGTGTAGCCGCCGGCCTGAACTCCATCATGAAACGTGAAGATGGAGAGCGACTGGATGGCCGTATTCCGCCGGAAGAAGCATTTGCTAACGTGGCCGATGATGAGGCCAACGGCGACGAGTCTTCCAACTCCGAGCTGGTATAACCATGGAAGGGGCGGGGAAACCTGCCCCTTTTTATGCGCATCTTTATACAAAAAGTGTAGAGATACAATGGATAAAATAAAAGTAGTTGTGGATTATGAAACACGGTCATCTGTAGACTTAAAAGTAAAAGGTCGTACTAACTACTTAAATAGCCCAGATGCTGATATACTTATGATGGGCTACCAGTACGTAGGAAATCTTAGCCCTGTTAAAATGTGGTTTCCTGGAGATCCTATTCCAGATTTCTGTAAAAATCCTAATGACTTTATCCAATATGCTTTTAACGCCGAATTTGAATGGGCAGTTACCAACATACTCGGTAAAAGATATGGTTTTAAGCCCACTACCTTTAATAACTACATCTGCCTTATGGCCCTATGTGGACGTTATGGTTTACCTCAATCCTTGGAAAAAGCTGGTGCAGTATTAAAACTAGAGCATCAAAAATCTCCAATAGGCAAGCACTTAATAAAGCTATTTTGCACACCAGCGTTAAACTTTGGTAGGGACAAAGCTGATAATATTCTACCTACTTTGCGGCCAATGTGGCTACAATTTATAGATTATTGTAAACAAGACGTACGAGCTGAATATGAGCTATTACATGCTTTGCCAGCTGATCACTTATCCGAAACAGAATATAAAGCTTGGGTACACTCATGTCAAGTAAATGCACGTGGTATTCCAGTAGACACCGCGGCTGTTAAACAAATCCGCCGAGTGTCTGAAACTTATCGTGAAGCTCATTTTGAGTTACTTCCAGAACTTACAAATAACGCCATAACAAAAATCACACAAACACAACGTATAGTTAAATACGTACAGCAACGTGGTATCACAATGGAAAATTGTCAAGCTGATACAGTATTAAAAGTATTAGAACGAGACGATTTACCAGATGATGTTATCATGCTGCTAGAAATGCGTTCGCAACTAGGGCTATCGTCCATCGGTAAATATATTAGATTTCAAGACATGGCCTATGAAGGACGGGTGTATGACAACCAGCGTTATTATGGTGCACATACTGGTCGTTTCACTGGCAACGGTGTACAGCTTCTTAACCTGCCTCGCGCTTCTATCAGAGACTCTTTTGCCGAGCAGCAGTATAAACAAAAGCTTATTACAAAAGAAGAGTATGATACTCTTTTGGTGCAGGCAGTTGATACTGAGATTGCTCGTTATTTCGACGGTTCTATTGTGGATGATAACCCTGTTAAGTCTGCCAGAGCGTTAATAAGATCGATGATTAAAGCGCCTGCAGGGTATAAAATTGCAGCTGCTGACTACGGATCAATTGAATATGTGGTACTAGAGTGGCTAGCACAAAACCAAGAAGCCTTAGATAGGTTTGAAGCAGGGCATGACCAGTACGTAGACCAAGCGGCTTTTATGTTTAATGTGCGGCCAGAAAACGTAACCAAAGCTCAACGTCAAAGTGGTAAAGTTGTAATACTTGGCTGCGGTTACGGTCAAGGCGCTACGAAATTAGTCATAACTGCTGAAAAGCAATGGGGCATGAAACTAACTTTAGAAGAATCACAATTCATGGTTAAAGGGTATAGAACTAAGCACAAAAAAGTTGTTGATATGTGGTATAAGTTGTAAGAAGCGGCTATCAGAGCAATACAATCACCTGGAATTACTTTTGAAACACACAGAGTATCTCTTAAAGTCGTGTGCGATAAACACGCGCGCAAATGGCTAGCGATGACTATTCCTAGCGGACGTGTTATGTACTATTTTGCTCCATTTGTAGATAAAGGAACTCATGGCTTAGTTCCTTGTCATTGGGGATTTTATCAAACTTCAAAGCAATGGATGCCAATGCAGCTAATTCCAGGACGTATAACTGAGAATATCGTGCAGGCTCTTGCTAGAGATCTTTTAATCTACGGTATGGAACAAATAGAAACCAACATAGGACCTATAATTATCTGGTCAGTGTATGATGAAGTAGTGTGTGAAATTCCTGACCATGACACAGACAATACTTTAAGACGTATATGTGAAAACATGTGCAAGTCAGAAGAATGGGCTAGAGGTATTCCATTAACAGCGGATGGATTTGTAGGTCCCCGCTATAAGAAAATGTGAGGTATAGTATGCTGCAGGTGCAAAACATCATTCCTGAGACCGTGGACGATGAAGCCATTAAGCAGTATTCTCGTACTCTCGGAAACTGGACGTACTTAAGCGGGTACTTAAGTATGCACGATCCAGACAAAGAAACTATTAGTGTGCTTATGTATATAGAACTGCATAGCCATAACCGTTTGCATATTTTGAATCGGCTATTATCACGGTATATTTCATTGCTGCGAAAAGAAGCGATGCACGCAATAACTGACTTAAGTCGACAGGTGTATATTAAAAAACATTGTAAAGCAGCCCCTAAGCCTGAGCCAATTGAGGAGGAAACCCATGAGCCTGTTAAACCAAAAAGAGTGCGTAGTAGAAAAGCATCTTCAGGACACAGTTCAGAAGAACAACGGAGTGTGCTGGAAACTGACACCTCCGCCTAAAGGAATACCTGATAGACTTGTGCTTTTACCAGGTGGGTTTTTAGCTTTTGTTGAAGTTAAACGCCCATCTGGTGGAGTAGTCAGTGCATCTCAGCAGTTCTACACAGGTTTGATTGCAGAGCTAGGACAGCGGCACTATATAATTCACACCAAGCAGTGTGTAGATAAACTTTTAGCTGACTGGAGAACTAGCCATGAATAGCGACCAGATGTATGATGCCGTACAAATCATTGGAAATACTCGTGGGCTAAACGCTAAAAAGGCTGTATTGTCTGGTTTTCCCGAATTGAAAAACGTACTGCACACAACATATAACCCATATATGCAGTTTGGTCTGACGCCTAGTACTAAATGGGTAACAGGCTTGGGTACTGAGCATTTCAGTGAAAAAACTGCTCAACTGCTAACAGACCTGGTTAACCGCCACATAACTGGAACACGAGCAAAACGTGCGGTTACTAAGCACATACAAGAGCTGTCATACAAATCTGCGTATCTTCTTATTCTCATTCTCAATAAGTCTTTAGACTTTGGCTTGGGTATTAAGTCTATTAACCAGGTATTTCCTGACTTAATTCCTGTACATCCGCTTCAACTTGCTCATTTATATACGCCTAAAAAATGTAAGTTTCCGTGCTATGTTTCTCCCAAGCTCGACGGCTTGCGTTCCATATATAAGTGGGATACATTCTTTTCTAGGAGGGGTCATACTTTCCGTGGATTGTCTTATGTACAAGAAGAAGTCCGTGCGCTTCTGAAACTTATGCCCCCGGACACCATATTAGATGGAGAACTCATGGTTGATGGTGAGCATTTCGATGAAATCAGTGGGCAGATCCGAGCTTTTACAGAAGCAGATAACGCCAGGTATAATATATTTGATGTACCAAGTTTGCACGATAAGCCATTCTTTCAACGTAATCAGTTCTTAGAGTACTGGGCCACACAAATTGGTAAAGAATTTTCTCATATCACTTTTATATCACATACTAAAGTGCAAGATGAAGAAAGTATTCATGATAAATATGAAGAATATAGAGAGTACGGATTTGAAGGAGTTATGATAAAGCAAGCACACAGCTTGTATCAAAGTGACAGAACTTACGACTGGATGAAAATGAAGCCAACTGAATCTGTTGATTGCATAATTACTGGCGTCTTTGAAGGAGATGGAAAATACACGGGTATGGCAGGAGGAATCATAGTTGATTTTAAGGGTGTACCTGTGCATGTCGGTGGTGGCTTATCAGACTCTCAGCGAGCTTTTTGGTATCAAGATCCTGATGAAATTATTGGACGTACGGCAGAGATCTTATACCAGAATGTAACTCCTGCCGGGAGCCTACGTCATCCACGCTTAAAAGGACTGCGAGGTGACAAATGAGCATAGCATTTACCATTTGGGTGGCTGGAGTTATAGCTATTTAAGCAACTTTTCTCTTGGTACTTTTAATGCTTGAACGGAGGTAATACATGCGAGTGTCT